CGGCATTCGGTCAGCCCGGCAGCGGTGAGCCGGGCGATAACCGCGGTGAGGGCGCTGGCGTAGGTCATGTGCTGCGATACCGGGAGACGCGACCGCTGGAGAGCACGAGCACCGATGCGGCTGGCTGCTGCTGATGCTGCACGCTGTTGGCCTCGTCGGTGTCCATCAGCGAGCGGATCTGGTTGTAGAGCCGGGGCAGGGTGTCCTCGAGCCGGCGGGCCTCCTCGCGATACGGTCCACCGTCACCGAGCACGAGCGCCAGGTCATCGAGGGCATACACCACCGCTTGCACCGTCAGCCACTTCCGGAGCGCGGAGGGTGTCCGCATCCGCCAGAACGGCAGACCTTCGCTGTAGAACTTGGTCGTCAGCTCGGTCCATGCGTCCGTGATGAACTTCTGCAAGTCGCTGGCGCCGGTCGTCTGGAGCGCGGCGAGTCGGCTGTAGCGGTTGGTCAGGTCGGTGGTGCCGATGGGCGGGTAAAGCCTCGCCAGGGTCAGCGCCGCGTCATTGTAGAAGTCGTGCTGATCACCACCGATGGTCGCGCTGAACTTGAGCAGGAAGCCTTGACCGAGGGTCTCGCCGGTCGTGCTCGCAGCGGCCACCGTGTAGCTCAGGGTGCCGCTGCTCTCCGATGCAGCCGCCGCATCGACGATGACGTTGCCTGCTGAGTCCCACAGCGAGAACGTCACCGCCGATACGGTCGGAGCGCTGCCACCGTGCTCGACGTCGACCGTCACGGTGGTGTCCTGACCGCGCGGGATGAGCGTCGGACCCGTCCAGCGCGCGGAGTATGGTGTGCCGTCAGCCATCAGACGGTGGACAGTGCAACGCCAGTGTTCACCACAACGCGCCACACCAGGCCGCTGCCCTGGTTGGCACCGAAGAGCCGGATGTAGTCACCGGCATCCGCGAAGGTCAGGGTGTTGTTGCCTGCGGTGTTGATCGCTGCGCTTGCGGTCACCACAGCATCGCCACCGCCATCGGTGGAGAGCATCAGGGTGGCCATCTGGCCGAGGTAGGCCGGTGCGCCGATGGTGCGGGTCTCACCGGAGCCGCCTGTGGTCATGTCGCAGTAGAGATCCCCACCGTGAGGGACGGTGATCCCGCCACCGGTGCCGGGGTCCTTGACTTTGACGAGGTTGGGCTGACGAACGCTCATGATCTGTTGTCCTCTCGCCGGTCGGCACGGATGGCGGCTTCCCTGGCGATCTTGCGGGCCTGCTCAGCGGAGACTCGGCCCTTGTTGGATTCGATGGTTTGCTTGACCATGCGGTCAATCGCTGCGCGCCGGCCTTCCTTCTCACCCATCGGTGGACCTCCGGGCGCGACCGATCTTGCGGCCCTTCTTGACGTCGGCCTTTGATGCCGGGTCGTCGGGTGGGGTCTGCATCGCGGTGAGTCGCACAATCGCGGCCTCCAGCTTGCCTTGAAGGTGCGGGTTGAGTGCTGCGCTGCGCTGGAGCTGCTCGACGCGCTGCTGCTGGTTGCTCACCTTCTCGGCGATGACCAGCGGGTGAATGGGGTCGACGATGCCCACGTCGCGGATGTGCTTGCGCATCCGCAGGAGCACGTCGACGGCCTCGTCGCTGTTCCACAGGATGCGCCCGGCGGGTGTGACGGTCGGCTCCTGCCCAGGCTCGACCCACCAGCGCTCACCGGTCGTGGTGCTGTAGTAGCGCCCGTACTGGTAGAACTCGGCGGTCTCGGCATCTTCGCCGGCCTGCATCAGCCGGACGTCGTTGGGATAAATCACGGTGCCACCCTTGGCGGTTGCACCGTTGATCGCACGCTGGAGGTTGCCGTCGTCGCCCACACCGTTGACACCAGGCACCGCGTAGAGTCGGGACAGCTTCGGAAGCCATCCATACTTCTCGTCGAAGTTCCACGAGGACTCGTAGTGCACATAGATGAAGCGCCGTCCCACCTTGGTACGCGGGCCGACCGGCAGCAGGTCGGGATCGCGGCTCTCAGTGGGGGTCTGTCGCTTCGGGGCTCTCAGGGTGTGGGCGGGCATGGGGCCTCTATCGGTCGGAGATGATCTCGACACCGCGCAGGTCTTCAGCCTCGACCACCGAGGGGAAGATGCTGGCGATAAGCGAGGTCATGAAGTTGGTCTGATCGCGCGCCATCTCGATGACCACAGCCTCGTTCGCGAGGTACAGCAGACCCGGCGGGATGTGGCCAGCGGCGAGGCGGGCATCGGCGAGGGTGTAAGCGAAGCAGCCAGCACCGAACATCGCGCCAGCGCTGTCGGCGCCAGAGTTGACGGAGGTGACGCTGTCACTCTGGAAGATCTGCACGCCGTTCCAGGTGCCCTTGAAGCCAGGACCGCGGAGGGCGAGCAGGTCGGCGGTCGCCGGGATGAACTGGACCGCGCCGGCCTCGGTGCGAAGGCTGGCCTGGAAGTCGTTGAACTGCTTCGGGTAGAGCACGGCAGCGAAGGGGCCGGGGACGCTGTTGTTGTTGAGCTGGAACTGCCCGTCGTACATCGAGGTGACGTCCAGCGCATTGCCGGAGCCGGGGCCGACGTCGTTGGCGAGGCTCGGGAAGAGCGCACAGAGCAGATCGGTGAGCGTCAGCGCCACACCTGCGACGAGGTTGGCTGCAACGCGCTCCACCTGGATCGGACCGCCGGAGGTCGGCAGCAGGTCGGTGAGCTGGTACTTCCGGCTGTAGCCAGCGGGGATGAGGTCGAACTTGCCCGTGCTGTACGCGCTGTTGGCGATGTTGCTGCCGTCGGTCTCGGAGGTGCGTGCGGTGTAGGCACCAGGCACAGCATCCTGAGTCACGCGGAGGGTGTCGGAGCCCATCGGCGACCAGGGAACGCGGGTCATGAGCGCGGTCAGGTCGGTCGGGTCGAAGAGCTGCTGGAGGACCAGGTCGGACAGGACCTCGTTGACGAGACCGCCAGCGGAAATAAGCGATGCTGCTGTGACTTCGTTTGCCATTTTCTATCTCGGTGTTCGGTGTTCGGTTGTCCGTGCCGCTGGACCTGCGAGGGGGGCTGATACCGGACAGCCGACCGAGATACCGGGACTATAGCCCATCAGGACACGATCCCTTGCTTTTTCAGTGCTTCAAGGCTCGCAGCGAGTGCCCCACCGCGGCCCAGCTTCGCCCGACGGGCGCGGTAGTCCTCGAGCGTAATGTCCGCTGCGGGCTGCTTTGGCGCCGTTGCACCGCCGTTGGGGTTGCCGGCTGGCTTGCGTTTCTTCACAACCTTATCCACAGCAGCAGCAGCGTTATCCACAGGCTTATCCGCAGCTGTGGAAAACCAGCGACCATACAGCGGATCGTCCCGTAGCTCCTGGACAAACTCGCCGAACTGCGGCTTGTCGTCGCCGTTGGCTTCGGCGATGGCATCGGCGTACTCTCGACGGATCGCGCGCCGGCCTCGCTTGCTGGTGATGCCCAGGCCGGTCAGGTGGAGGTCCTGCTCATAGCGGCTGGCGTTCTGTGCCTGCGCGGTCTTGAGCGCGGTGATCTGCTCCTGCGCTGCCTTGAGCTCGTCGCGGAGCCTGGAGCGCTCAGCGGACACGGCGCGGAGCTGTGACCGCCAGTCTGCGCCGGGGTCGCTGCTGTGGGTCGTGGCCGGCGCTTCGGTGGTGGCCGGTGTGCTGCTGCTGTTGTCTTCACTCATGATTGGGGCTCCTGCTGCTTGAGTGTTCGTTTCGCCCATGCCCTGCCGGCGTTGCCACCCCACAGGCCCCACGCCTGCGCGGCCTTGCTCGTGGGGTCCTTGCGTGCCTCGGCTGCGCCTGGCGTCGTCTCGTGACGAGCGAAGAACGACACCATGCGCTTGAGCGTCCGGAGCGAGATGGGCTCACGGTTGGCGAGCTGGGTAGCGCGACGGAGTCCCACCGCGGTTCCAGCCCGACGTGAGGGCGGAAGGCTGGCGCGGATCTCCAGGGCGCGACGGGCAGCGCGGGCCACCGCTGCCGGTGGTCGGTAGGACTCAGGCACGGGGCCTCCGTGGGTGGCCTTTGGGCAGTAGATCGTTGTCGGTGGTGTACTTGCTGTTTCGGGGCCGGCCCTTGGCAAGCAGGTACAGGTAGGCGTTGACGCGAGCCATCGCCCACTGTTGCCGGCTCTTCACGCGCGGGCTGTGGCTGGTGCTGAAGGCGCCTGCACCGCGCCGGTACACAGCCTTCAGGGCGCCGAGGGTCGCACGCTTGCCGGCGCCCTGGTGCTCCTCGTTGTGAGCAGCCACCTTCGTCTTGAGTGCCTGCTCGGTCTCGGCGCTGATCTTGATGCCACCGCGAGTGCCGGAGGCGCTGCCGGGTTCATTGCGCCGGCTTCCGCGTCGACGCTCGGAGCGCTTCGGCTTCGCGCCGCTGTCGGGTGCCTTGCGCTGTGCTGCGCGGCCCTGGAGGGTGGCCTTCGCCTTCGCACGCTTCCGCCCGGCCTCGGTGGTGTAGCGGTACTTCC